TCAGCAGGAAAGAAAGTAATAGGGTTTAAATTGGCTTTATAAAGCTGATCGCGTTGCTTCTGTTTGGGATAAATTGCGATATCATTAGCTCCAGCAAGAACACCGCGGGTAAACCCTGCAGGTGCATACCATGGCTGATAATTACTATCAGTATTAGCCATTGCTGCAGCTGCAAAGCCTGAGAACGGTACCCAAACTTCTTGAGATGAGGCAACATCTGATACTTTAACGCAATTTGCAAATGTACAAGCGTAACTAGTATTTAAAGTAGCGAATTGATTCCTTAATGGCCAGTAAATATTGCTAGCAAAGGTATTTGTAGGGACATCTAGTGTCTTAACATTTGAACCCTGTACAAATATGTTTGTTAAAGGATCTGCGATAAAGATAAGATCTTTACGGTTATCAATTAATGTTAAGAATGCATTAGCAATACCGTTGTATTGAGAAATAGCTGTTGGTACTGATAGACCGTTTTGTGATGTGAGAGAGTTTGTCATCGAATCGTACGGTATGCTATCATCAAAATAGCCGAGTGTACGTGGGTTAAAAGAATTAACGTAAACAGTACCTAGGCCAGCTTCTACAGCAATATTAATCGGGAATAAATCTGAATTGTTAACTTTATCTAAAGCTACTTGAAGCTTTGTAGGTAAGTTACCGATTTCTTTTGTGGATAGATCTTGGTTGCTATAATCACCTAATGCAATTAGAGCGTCTGTACCACCAAGAAACTTGTAAAATCCTTGAACTTGCGCAACAGGTGCACCTACTCTTGTTTCATACTCATCTGCTGTTTCATCAGCTAGAGGATTGAGAGCAGATCTACTGAGGAAACGAGCTTTCTTACGAGGTGTACCGTCAACATCAAGCCATGTTGTTTGATTTCTATTTGAAACAAACGGATTAACTAATACGGTAGCATTTAACGATGATTCGTCAACTTGCTCTAAGAAGAAGCTAGTAGCAGGCCCACCGTTTTCAGTATTAATTTGTCTGTTAAAATCAAGTGATCCTACAAAACTTTCGCGTAAAACGTAATCAAGCGCGATTGTATCAGGAGAGAATACTGATTGACGTAATCCGAATACACCGAGTATGGCTGTATCATCAAACTGTCTGGATGAAATCTCAAATGAAGGTATATTTTCAATTACTTCTGAAACACTACCAGCTCCTCCGCCAACATCAGCAGATAAACTAAAGTTGAGTCTTGTTGAAGGTATACTTACATAACTATCACCGTAAATTGCAGCTGCACTTGTATTAACAGATAATACGGAACCTATACCGTTAAAAGGAGTGGCAGGATTGAGATTTAAATTATCAATTAATCCGATATATGTTCCTTCAAATCTACTATTAATTGTAGATTGTGCTTTATTTAGAATGACTAATCCAGCATTAGCAAGAGAAGCTACAGTACTAAATGTAGTAGCTCCACCTGTATCAGAGGCCCAGTTAAATCCATCACCGCGTAAAATTGAAAGGTATTCAGCTTGTGTTAATTTGAGATGTGTTGGTTCACCGAAGAAATAAGCACCAGAAACTGAAAGATTTAAGTTTGTTGACGAAGCACCATTAACATAGGATGCGACGGGGTAGACTAATGCACTGAAATCATTGCTTGTATCGACACCGGCATTAGGCCCATAGGGTAATCTATAAACTAATACGCTAGCAGGAGACTGCAATACAGCTCTTGTGGTGTGATAGAAATATCTTTCTGCAGAATTTGTCGGAGCACCGAAGACTTGTTCGAATTCTGACAAGGATGCAATACTAATTGGTTCTGAGGTAGGTCCTTTAGAAGCAAATCCGGAAATAAATACTGTGGTTGGTGCTACACCAGCGGTTGCTTGTGTGAAATCTTTTTCAGCAATCTCTACCCCGGGACTTTGAATTGTGCGTGCCATATAAAGTATTTATGGTTTTTTGGATAAAACTTTTTAATTTTTTACAAACTATCTACAGTTTCGACTAAAGAAACTAATAATCTCGAATAATTAAAGGTAAAAGTTGTTTCAATTTCACTAGCATCTCTATTATTAAAATTAATACCCCCTAGAGATGTAGGAAAAGCATTAGTATAAACGAATTCTACTGTGCGTTTATCGTATTCATCTAAAGCAAATATAGATATATTTGCTGCATATTTCATTAAATCAGTTCTATTATTCTTAACTAAAATATTATCTTTATCTACAATTCCATCCTCACTACTGGTAAGAAGATCTAACCATTTATATATTGTCCAATAGTTATTAAACCTATTATCTACTGTAAAATTAACAGTACATGCTGGATATGGTGGTCTTGCATGACTAGAAGCAGCTAATGTTTGACCTGTATATCTTACATTTAAAACAGGAACTTCAACATCTGGCACTATAGCACCATATACTGAAAATTGAATTGTATCGGGTAAAATAGATTCATTTGATCTTGTTAGCTTTTTAGAAATATCTTTTAAACCATCTGGAAAATTTAAAACTAAAAGAAATTTATCTTTTCTTGTTTTATTAAAAGGACTTTGCGAGTAATTTACTAGATTAGCCATATATTAATTTAATCTAGACCACCCCTGAGCCTCAAGATCTTTTAGTTCGTCTTTTTCACTACTATTATCACCTTGAATAATAACCGGCAAAGGCACAGCTCCTTGATCGTTTCTTTCGTTACTGTAAAGCGAGGTGGGATTAATAAAATATTTTATTCCATAATCTAGTGCTCTTATTTTAAGAGGTTTTTTATTGTTATCAAATTGTTCTATTTCAAAATATTTTTCAACTAGATCATTTTCTAATATCATTAATGCCCATATTAAACTCATAACTCTATCATCCCAATTATCTGAACCGGGTTTAGCAGCCCACGTACCATTAGGGTAGCGAACAAACATTTTTAATTCATTTAAGGTTTTTAAATCATAAATTTTTATCGCTTTGAGTTCATTAACCCAATAACGCATATTCATTACTCCTTTATATTTTGAATTTGTATGAGCTTGTACTCCAATTTTATTAAATTTACTTCCTGCAATTTTTGCACCATATGAAACTAAATTCTCATATTGTAATACATTTTTAAGTTGGTCTACAACCTGTGCACCACAATTATTTCTTTCAACTAAAGCAAGAGGGCTTCCCCAATGCTGTAATATTTCATGTAACTTGGTAGTAAAATTATAAGGGCTAATTATTCTACTATGGTAAGTCGCGACTTGCTTTATTTCTCTCAAATCTGTAATGTCAAGAATTTGTACAACGCTTGCAGCTTCACCGACACCTTCACTAATATCAACTCCCGCCACATATATCTTGTCCTTACTTGGTTCATCCCAAAGTAAATATTTTCCTTCATCAAAAACAAATTTTGGTTCAACGCATTCTTCTTTCATCGCTTCAAATAATGCATCGTCAAGGGCGCTTTCTCCTGTTTGCAAGAATACATTTCCAAATTCTTGATCAAACGCATCTTTACTCCCTAAAGAACGAATAGTTTTTTCTTTCCACTCTTCATCACGGCCAGGTACTTCCCACCAATCAACTTTTTCAGCATGCCAGTCATTATTACCGTCAAGAGCGCCTTGATATAAATCGTAGAATAAATTATCAGTTCCATTTGGTGTACTGGCCACAAATATTTTTGATTTTTTAGACGAAGAAATAATTGGATATACAGAACGCCAAAAATCTTCGACCATATGATTGTCAATAAACGCTAACTCATCCAAAATAAGAACATTACAGCTATCTCCTCGTCCTGCATCACTACTTGTTGTCGAAATGCCGATACTAGATCCATTACCGAGTGACATCGATGTTTTACCATATTCTATAGTTCCTGGTTTAAGGTAGTTCGGTAGCTTTTCATAAGCTAATCTGATTCTCTTAAAGATATTAATTGCTGTTTGTTCTTTATTAGCTACAACTAAAATACGCTGATCATCAAAGAAGCAAGCTATCCATAATGCATATATTGTCATTAAGGTGGTATTACTTGTTGGTATATATTGCTTTCCGCAAAGAAATGTACCTGTTTCATTATCTACTGTAATACATCTTACCGGGACAGATTTTACCGATTTGATAGATTTAATATAATGCCACTGTGCTCTAAGCTTAGATTTATTTACAAATTCTTTGCATTTAATTCTATTCTTTTTAAAGTTTAATCTGCAGACATATTCAATCGGGGTAAAAGTTATAACACTTACTTCTGAGCATTCTATATTTTTTAATTTAGGTATAAAAGTTTTTTGTGTTACTTTATATCCTAAGCTCTCTATAAGTTCACGTACTTGAGCTACTAAATTTAAATTGGTATTATAAAATTGTGTTACCCCATTCTTAGCTACATAACCATCACTATCTATTAATCCTTGTAATAATTCTAAACGCTGCTGCCTGCTACCTCTTAAATAACTTTCGGGAATATGTTTGTTATATATCAAATTATTTTCTTTTAATAATGTACTTAAGCTTTTTGATTTTACACCTTCATTTACTGTAATTCTTAAAGTGTAAACATCTTGATTATATTCATGCAGTAGGAGCTTATCAAACTGTTTTTGCTGATTAGTTAAAATATCAATTATATCATTAATGTCGCGTTTACCTACTGTTATTGTCCCTCCTTCAGATGCTCCATCACCAAGCCATAATCCTAGCACATAAGGATCTATGGATAAACTAGCATTTGATATTTCGATACCATTTAAGCATACTGGTATTCTATGATTAGGTTCTTGTCTTGTTTTTGATTTTGTAAGTAAAGTCTCAGAAATATTTTTAGTCGTTTTCTTTGTGCCATTAACATTACTGCTGCGTTCAGCTCTAGTCTGTGTAAACCAAAGATGATCTTCATCAGCAATTATCTTTTCCCCATTATCGAATTCCACTTCAAAGCAGTTTCTATCAGTTAAGACATCATGAGCTTTAGCTATTTTACACTGCTTACCATTTAATCCAAAAACAATATCACCATCTTTTAACTCACCCATAGTAGTCCATCCTGTGGGTGTAGGTATAGGGGTATCTAAAGCTAGAGCTTTACCAATCTGTCGACTTGCAAGTAAGCATACAAATCTGTTGTCTCTCAACCCTCTAAGCACTTTTCT